TAAAATTAACGCTCGGCTGCCACCGCAACCTTACCCCGTAAATATACGGACAAAACTCCCATTCTCCACATATCTTGCGGGGAGTTGTGAACAATTTATATATTAGGCTCAAATAAATCATATATGTTTAACATAAATGAATCGTTTTTTATTTCACCACCACCTGCTTTAAAATAATCTAAAATACTTTGGCATGTCCCTAAGGGGAGGTCAGTTACAAAATCACTTTCCTTAAGATCTCTAACAATTTTACCATAAAGGTTTGGGAATTTATCCTTATCCTCATTTAATTTAATTGAAACCTCTCCTTTTAATCTACTATATAAATCCATGATGTTTAATATAACCTTTATTATTTAATGCAAGCCGCCACCGCAACCTGACCCCACCAATATACGAACAAGACCTCGGGAAGCCAAATCTTTTCGCATAGATCTTTAATCTAAGGAGTTATTATTTTTATTAGGGGTGATGGAGTATTTACGACCTCCTATTGAAAATTTGCCCCCTTGTCTAAGCATTTTTTTAAAAAAAATAACCTCTTGCTCGGTCCATGATTGGCTTTCATTAATTATAGTTTCTTTATCTTTAATTAACTCTTTGTTCATGTATATTTTTACCGTCCCTCTTATTGATTGTTTACTTAGCATAACTTTGTTTTTTAATATGTAATTTTTAAATCATCATCACTATTTAAAGCTTTTGTTAATCTTGATTTTTTTAATTCTTCTACTTGGTCTACAGTTAAATCCTTCTTGAATATTCTACTTAATTCATGAATTTCTTGGTTGAATGTTGGAGGTGGGTTAGTAGGGGGTGGAGGTGGTGGTGGAGGTGGAGGAGGAGAGGCTTCCATATACCCATCTACAGTATATTCATCTTCTTTTAAAACCTCAATAATTTTTTCTTCAGGAACGGTTTCCCCATATAAATTTTCTTTAGTTTTTGGTTTTATCTGCTCAAAGGCATAATTAGCAGCTATAACTAAAGCAATTGCTAGAGGATCAAAAACAAAAATAATAGTTAATAATAACCAATTAATTATTTTATCCATTGGAGTGCCAGTTAATCCTGATAGGTATTTTAAAGGCCCCAATTCTCCAGCTACGGAATCATTCATTTTTATTTCAACAATTTCAGTTTCATAATTAAATAGCTCCTCATTTAAACCATCTACTCGAGTATTAATTGTAGTTTGTCTATCAATTGCTTGATCTAATTGTTTTTCTAATGCTCGGCGTGTTGATGAAGACGTAGTCGTTAGTACATTACCTGCTGTGTCTGTATACTGTATTTTATTCGTAGATAACCCATTCCTCAGACTAGCCACGGCACTGTTAATAGATGATTTTTCTTCGTTGTATACGACTAACTGTTCTTTAATATTATTTCTTTTTACTTCTACTAATGAAATTTGTGCCTCTATATTTCCGGCCTTTGCAGCTGTCTCTTGATAGGCTGCACTTAGGAAGCCATAAATTCCCATAGATGTAATTAAAATAAGTACAACACAAGCTACAGACAAATAATATTTTAGTAATTTAGGTAATCCCTTTCTATATTGATACAATAGGGAAGCTATAACTAACTTTGCAACTTCTAAAGAAGCTGCCATCACTATGACTGCAAATGTGGCGCCTGCAAATAACTTGCTTAAACCACTAATTGAATAAAAGGCTGCTGATGCGCTTACTGATAGAGCGGAGAAGGAGATTAAAAGAGGAAATAATAATTTTTTAAGTTTTGACCACATGCCTTTAAAGTTTTTAATTTCTAAAGCCCTTGTGCTTATCTATACGGTCTAAAATTTTATTTAATTCCTTCATTTTAATTAAGCCTGCCATAGAAGCGTTTTTAAGAGCACTTATTAATTGTAATACCATGAACGGTACAATAATTACCTCAGATAGCCAACCTGTGCCTGTAAATCCCTTCTCAATCATTAAAATTACTGTTAAAATAGCTAACCAAGCAAAAGTATTTCTTGTTATTTTTAAGGCTTTACATGTTTTAAATCCTTCTCTCTTTATTCCAGCCCAAATCCCAAAAATACCATCTAACCAAAGTACAGAAGCAACTGCTAAGTATTGTTCAACGTTATCCATTGAAATGTCTAGAAGATAAGTACATAAATATGTAAAAAATGATGTTATTCCCACTATTGATACTTTTAATGTCATGTTTCCCTTATAAATTTATTAGATATTTAAATCTTCGTTTTTTATTAATGTGTAAGTAAAACTATTACCCCAAACACCGCTTGATGTCCTACATAAACCCATAAAATCATTAAAGTCGTCTACTTTCTTAAATACTTGACAACCTGCTGACCATTTTTCAACTACAGTACTTTGAGTCGATGGGTTAGAACGATGGATATTGATACCAAACATACCCCATTGTTTTGTAGCATCATCAAAGTCAAGTATTTGATCTTGATTATCATCTCGATAAACTTCTACTTCACCATTTCTTTGGCATAAGGCTTCATAACTTCCTTGATGTAAATCAATTTTATAAACCCCACGATATTGATTGGGTACCAATAACGCACACCCATTTTCATTCATCGGGTTTTCTAACCAATACTCTCCGGCATCTGTTGTTATTTCCCACTCTTTTAACACCCATTCACCATCTATTTTATAGACGCAAATCATAGTATCATCAAATGAGTTAGATATTAAGTTTGGGTTTCTAACACCAATTATATTTAGGTTATATTCACCTTTAGTAAAAAAAGCATAACCCATACTCTTAAAAATATCTTGCAGATATTCAACAGATAATTTCGTTTTTAGGTTTTTTATCATAATTTAATGCTATACTTTATTATAAATATTAGGGGGCACACAAACGTATGCCCCCCTTTTTAAAGTTATTTAAGTAAACCCTTTACCCAATCTTTAAGCAAATCCCAATTGCGAGTAGCAAATACACCAAACGCGAATCCTGCATAGATTTTAAAACCAAGCGACCAAAGTAATAATCCTACGATTAATCCTAAAAATCCCTCTATACCGTTACCTACCGCCCATAATTTTACTGCGTTGTAGGATTTTTTTAAAAAGCTAAGTTTTTCAACTACTACTTTTTTTACTGCTTTTTTAGCTGCCATTTTATTGTGTTTTTATTGTGTTTTTATTGTTTGCTATCATAAATATCAGAAAATATAGTTAACCATCACAAGATACACAATCAGCCATTCTGCTTCCTAAATCTCCTTTAATTACTGAATCTGTTCTTAAGTAGTATAGGGTTTTAATGCCTAATTTCCACGCTTCAAGATGGACTTGATTAATCCATTTTGGGGAATCGTTTACATCAAAAGATAAATTTAAAGATTGGGTTTGATCGATATAACGTTGCCTAAGTGCAGCTTGTCTTACCAATTCTAGCTGGTTTATTTCAGGAAAGGTTAAAAATAATTCTTTTTCACTTGGGGTTAAAATATTATCAGGTAAACCTTGTGCCGAACCATCTTGGTCTAACATTTGATCCCACCATTGATCCTTATCTTCATCTTTAGCAATTAATATTTCTTGTAATATTTTATTTTTTCTAATAAAAGTACCTTTAGCCCCATTAAATGTATAGATATTAGCTGGTAGAGGCTCAATGCCCGCACTAATACCCCCACAAATTACTGAATTTGATACCGTTGGAGCTACTGCTAATAGATGGGTATTTCTCATTCCTGTTCCCTTGCACCATAAAGGCTCTCCATATTCTTGAGCTAGAGCCATTGAGGCCTTTTCAGCTTTAGTTCTAATATCTGAAAATATGTTATGAGTATGGGCTGTAGATGCTATTGAGTTAAATGGTAATCCTTTTTGTTGTAGAAAAGAATGCCAACCCATTACCCCTAAACCTAATGCTCTTCCTTTTTTAGCATGTTGGTGAGTCCTTCTTAATGAATCCTTACCATTAGATTTATCTATAAATTCTTGCATTACTCCATCTAAGAACCAAGTAGCTAATTCAACGGCATCCGTGTCCTTCCACTCATCATATTTAGCTAAGTTCATAGAAGATAAACAACAAATAAATGAATGTTCTTCATCTGTAAATAAAGTGATTTCAGAGCAAATATTAGTCATACTTACCTCTAAATTATTTAATCTATAAGCAATAGGATTGTCTTTATTAACATTATCTCTATACATAATGTAAGGTTCTCCAGTTTCCATTCTTGATTTTAAAACCGTAGCCCATCTATTCATAGATTCCTGGTCTCTGGCTTCTAGTTTTCTCATAAATGAATCCCCTACAACAACACATTGGTGTAAGTTTAAACATTGCCTGTTAGGATCTCCTTTTGGTCTACGAATTTGTAAAAATTCATCTATATCCCCATGTTCAATATCTAAATTAACGGATGCCGCTCCTCTTCTAACATTTCCCTGATTAGTAGCAATAATTGATGAATCAAAAATCTTAGCCCATGGTACTACTCCTTCACTTTTACCATTTCCTGCTATTTCTATTCCACGTGTTCTAATGCGAGATAGCGAAATACCTACACCCCCACCGGATGCTGTGAGCTTCATTAGTTCTGCGTTAGTTAACCCTATACCACGTATAGAATCAGGGGTATCTACACCAAAACATGAAATTGGTAAACCTCTATCAGTTCCCATATTTGAAATAACCGGAGATGCTAAACCTAACCAACCATTCCACATTATTTTAAAAAATTTATTTGCTAATTCTGGTTTTTTTAATCTTAAAGCTGAAGCTGTTGATACTCGTCTATAAGCTGTCCTTACAGTTTCTCCAGATAGTAAATATCCTTTACTAATAGTTGCTAATGAAATTTCATCCATCCATTCAGGATATTGTTTTCCAGCCTCCCATTGGCTGTAATCTACTTGTAGTGCGTTGTTTTCCATTTTTTAAAATATACTGTTAGCGTCCCAATCTTGAACTCCTTTGCTGTAATTAGTAACCCGGTTTGCAAAAAAGTCAGTATGTTGCTTTCCACCTGATAAACTGTCAAACCACTTCATTCTCCTTACTGCATCCTGATCTATACCATTAACAATAGGACCATACCCTAAATCCCCCATTTTAGTATTTACCCTATGTTTAATAAAGGATACTAAATCATATTTTGGACACCCTTTTAAATCTCCTACTTCATATACTTTGTCAATAAAATCTAATTCTAATTTTAAAGATAATAAAGCTGCTTCTTCAATATCTAATTTTAATTCAGGTGTATTTAATTCAGGATGTTCTTGTAGTAAGGTTCTAAATAACCAACACCCAGCATCTGAATGTAATGATTCGTCTCTAATACTCCATTCTACTATTTG